GCCCAGAATGCGACGAGCCAATAACTGCAGCTTATCAAGTAAGGTGTAGTTATTGCAAAGTTTTATTTGATTGGTCAGATTTAGAAGATTAATCTTATAGGTCTAGGGCATACGCCCCTACCCCCCCTTTATTTCCACTCTAGCCTTATTTGTCTAATCTACCGCACAACTTAGCTAATTTCATTCGTGTTTCAATAGCAAACGCTAAGACAAAGAATAGTAATGCGGGGGTAAGATATTCAAGCATATCTATTTGTTTGCATTGTGGATTTTTAATAGTGCAATAGTTGAAATTGGTGTAATAATTGCGGCTAATAATAATCCTAATGTTGCTAATTGTGTTTCCATTATTCCACCTCCTTTTCATTTTTTGGTATAAGTGATTCAACATGTTTTTCTAATTGTTGTTGATTCCATTGTTTACCATCTTGGTCTTTCATAGATTTAGATTCAATAATATGACATTCACACGGGTGAATATGTGCAATTTTTTTAGTGTCAAACATCAGTTTCAATTCCCGTAATGGTTATTGATAATCCGGTTACCCCACTTGAAGCAGCTGTGATAAATTTAGTTGCAGATACTTCAATAAATGTATCAATATTATTATTGAACCCCGATTCAACTGTACTAATATAAGAACCACCATAATAATCTCTATTTATACCGGTTGTATTGTTTAAAATGATATTACCACTTGCTGTATCTGCAACCGTAGAATCCCATAAATTAAAATATCCTTGAGAAACGCCTTGATTTCCCTGCCAATTAGAACCCCCCGAAGTTAAAACTTTCAAAATTACAAATTTTTTTCCAACAGGTATTTGATAATCAACATTTGTGTTATCATGAAAAGAAAAAGTTCCGCTTGAACTAGGAAAATGTAAGGTTATCATTTTTGTTGCAGATTCTTTAATCCATTTATTACCCTCTATTCCAATTACCACAGGCTCAACCATTACATTAACACCTCTAAAGGTACTTCCATGCCACCATTAAACTGACAACTTGAACCTGTTAAAATATTATTTCTCATTTGCAATGTCCCACCCTCGCCACTTTGAGAATTATGTTTATGTACCGTTATACCTGACGAACCCGAACCGCCACCACCAAAAGACATGGTTAAACTTGTACCTCGATTTGTGGCTCTGATTTTTGTAAAGGTAAAATTTGAGCTTCAACCAATACAGTACCTAATGCCCCTGCGTTTATTGTCATGTAATTAATTACTGTACCATCTACGGTATCAAAAGCGGAAGCCGCCAAATTTGCAAATACTCTATTCAAATTATAATCATAAGTTACCGCGTTTGTTGCGTCATTGTTTGTAATTTTTAATGATACTGCACGCCCTAAGAACTGATCAGGAAATGAGATATTAGTTTGAACCGCTGCTGCACATAATACTCTAATCGGATATAGTAACGGTAGATTACTTATTGTTGGTTGTTGTTTAGAAGAAAAAGGCACGTTACAAAACTCCTAGTTTAAAGGACTTGCATAACGAACCAAAATTTGAGGATTTGCCAAAACTCCCGCCGTTTGCTTTACACTCCACTGATAATTGCCGCTAGACATATTTACGTTTCCTATACTTACGCGTCCAGAAGTATTTGGGTTGATTGCAGAACTGAATGTACGAACAGCTGTTGAATTTCCATTCTTTACAAGGTTGAATTCATAAAGTTGGGTAGCTGCTAACGGTGGATTTGAGACTAGATCCTGAATTTGATTACTAGTTAGAACCAAGAAATTATTTTGCAAAGTTTGCAAGTCATTCATAAACACTGTTGTGTTTAATGCTGGAGCTGCGCCAGTGAATTGGTAAGTTCTTTGAATTGGAAATGCCATTATTAGACACCAAATTCCTGTTGCGGAGCTGATACCCCGCCACCAAACAAACCACCAAGATTAGCTAAGCCACCTGATAAAATCACTTGCGCGATTCCACCTGTAACTCCACCTGCTAAGAAAGCTGCGCCTGTACTTGCAATAGGTGTTATTGGACTATCTGGCATTACCCTAGACATGACCGTACCAACTAATGAACCTGCGCCGATTCCCTTAACTACTTCGCCGATAATTCCTGTTTTCAAACTAGAACCGATTTTTAAGCCGCTTGATCTAGCGCGTCTTACATATCTTTTACGTCTTGAAACCATTGTTTTTCTTTTTGTTTTAGTTTTATTTATCTTTGTTGTTTTTCGTCTCTTTATTGGCGTTTTTCGCTTAAGGACCGAGGTTTTTTTGGTTGATTTCGTTGAGGCCGCGTTCGATTTTCGTTTAGCTTTACTTCGTAATAATTTCATTTTTTTACCCCACAATTTAGCTGCTTTACTTCCTTTTTTCATAATTAACGACCTCTGTTAGAGCTTCTTCCCGCCCCTTGACCGCCCCTTGAACCTGTGCCGCCACCTGTGCCACCGCCACCAGATGAACCGCCACTAGATCCAGAACTACCGCCAGAACCGCCGCCAGATGAACCGCCACCAGATGAACCGCCACCAGATGAACCGCCACCAGATGAACCGCCACCAGATGAACCGCCACCAGATGAACCGCCGCCAGAACTACCGCCGCTTCCACTTCCTGAACTTGAACCGCCACTTGAACCGCCGCCACTTGTTCCGCCACCAGATGAACCGCCAGATCTGCCGCCGCCGCCGCTGCTAGAACTTGTATAACTTCCTGTAATGTTTACACCTTTCAAACTTGATGAATCCCAACCACTAGCTAAACTTGATGAATCACTTGCGGAATTTCCGCTGAAAATATAATCTAATGAACCAACATAAGCGGGTAATTTTATATTTTCATTTTGTACTGTTTGAATAAAACCACCTGTATTTGTTGTTGTAGCTCCATCAGGTGAATCTATCGGACTTGGTGGAGTAGCTGCTAAATTTGGATCTTCATCAAAACAAAAACCACCTACACAATATTTATCATCTTTTTTTACAACATCTAAAACCCCATCACCTACACCATAACTTGCGAGCCATTCAGGATAAGGATCAGCTTGTTTTGTAGCTGTTGCAGTAGGAAAATTTAATGTACTAGAAAAAGAATCAAACAAAGTAGAAAAACCACCGCCAAGTCTAGAACCAATACCCGAAGCGCCGCCAAGTTTGTAAAAAGCTAAGATACCCCCACCAATTAGGGCTAAAGTAGCCCAATTTGATAACGATACCATATAGTACGATATACGCGGTTTTATTTATCATTTGTTAGCGGATTACTGCAAAACAAGCACTTATCAAGTTTGTAAGTTATCCCATTCCATATTATACCAAACCCTAAAACGCAAGCTGTACAAAGCTGATCATTATACCGATTCGCTAAAGTCAGCTGGTATCTCTTTCTTTCCATCTTTCCCAGTTTTAACAAACTTTCCAATTATCTCTTTAATTTGATCTGGATTTTCAGCTAGCATTTTCTCTGCATACTTCATTAGTTTCGGATCACTCAAAAAAGGTCTAACCGACTTTGGAAGCATTGGCGCAAATTGTGAAATCAATGCAGATATAGAACCTAAAGGATTATCATCATCTATATCATCTTTTGATAATGTTACACCTTTCTTTAATTGATTAATTTTACCGTTTAATTTTTTATTATCTTTTTCCAAGTTATCAATATATTCTAAATATCTATTTTTTAATTTCCCATGTATTTCGTTAGAACCAAAAACATTTTTTGTAATTACTATCCCACATATTCCCGCTGCAATTACAGAAGTCAAAATTATATATTCAATCATCATTAAATTCCTCATTATCTAATTCTATTCCGCATGTTTGACAAATAATTTTATCATTTTTTTCTGTTAAACCATAAGCATTTTCAAAATATTCGTTACACATAACACAAATTACCATACTATTCTAGTCAATATTAGTACGATATTAGCGTTTCTTTCCCCTTTCCCCACACCCCTAACCCCTATTTTACCTTGTTTTTACCTTGTTTTTACCGTGTTTCGTCAACTGCCTCAACGTTTAACTATCGAATCATACCTATCTTCATTAACTCCATAGCGGGAAGTGGTAGGGGGGAACTAGTCTCAGGGGTTGGGGAACCCCTAGACGCTGAAATTTAACAAAATAGTCTAGGGGCGGAAACTCGAATAAATTTATAATGTGTACGTGTGTATCTGTATGTATGCCAACACAAAAACAACGTCAGGAACGTTTACAAGTTCTTAGCGAAAAATGGAAAATAAATAAAGAAAACGGTTGTAGTGAAGTCCTAAACCGTAAACTATGTGATGATATGATGAAGCAAGTTTGGTTTTTAGGTCATCAAACTAGAGAAGATTATTTAGAAATTGTTTCATCATTAGAATTTAGAGAAGCAGAAATTGAATAAATGGAAAAAATGGGTATGGTCAACATGCCCAGAATGCGACGAGCCAATAACTGCAGCTTATCAAGTAAGGTGTAGTTATTGCAAAGTTTTATTTGATTGGTCAGATTTAGAAGATTAATCTTATAGGTCTAGGGCATACGCCCCTACCCCCCC